AACAGCTTGAGGATCGGCCCCTTCAGCGATTCGCAGACGTCGTAGACGCTGCGGTCGACAACCTGCGAGCGGCCCTCGGGCGCCGGGTTGACGTTCTCGCCGCGGTAGTAGTCAAGGGCTTGCGTCCGATTGTCCGCGAGCGTGCCGTCCTCGGCTGCTGTCTCGAGGTGCTCGATCGCCCGCACCAGATCCTTGTCGTCCATTTTGCTCATACGCGGACCTGAGTGCGGCTAGCTCCGATTGCAGGGATTGGTAGTTAGTGAACAGCGCTAGGAACTCGCGCTCGAGGCGTTCGACTTTTGCGTGTAGCAGGCGACTCATGCGGCCCAGACTTTCGGGTACGCGATCGGCTTGGCCTTCACATCGCGCTTCGCGGCGACCGCCGCATACCGGAAGGCGTCGGCCCCGTGCGAATACTCGTCATGCAGCGGCCGGCGCTTGAAGCCGCCCGTGCCTTCGTCCTTGTCCCACCGATACCGCCGCAGGCATTGCAGCCCATCGGCGCAGCGCGTGGCGTCGAACCAGCAGCGGTTGAACAGCTCGCGCGCTGCGTTGATGCCGTCCAGCACCGATAGCGCCGGCACGATCTGGACGCGGTAGCCTGCAGCGCGCGTCTGGTCCTCGATCGACTTGCCAGTACCGAGTTCCTTGGCTTGCGCGTCATGCGGCAGCCAAACCGTCCGATACACGTAGCCGCGTCGCTGCATGTCGGCCAGGTACTCGGACCACGGCTTCAGGTGCCCCTGCATGTAGTCGACCAAGTGGAATTCCTGCCCGACCCACTGCCCGAACCACGCGGACGTGTAGTCCGCCCAGCCGATGTCGAAGTACACGTCGACCGGCTTGGCCTTGTCCGATGGCACGCTGGTGATGCGATCGGCCTCGGTCGCTGCGCGGATCTCGCTGGCGTAGATCGCGCCGTCGAGCACCTGCCTGCAGTGGCCTTCCCAGACGGTCAGGTACGCGTCCGGGTCGGTCGCCTTCATGTGGTCTCTCTCGGCCGCCAGGACGTCCGGAAACCACGGGTTGTCGTCCCAGTTCACCTTCGCGACCACCGCTTCCGGCGGCGGGCGAAGTACGAAGCGCCGATAGGTTTCGTCGCTGTCAAGTTCCGGGTTGAAGCTCACCCAGATTTCAGACTCGGGCCGGCGGATGGTTGGAATCAGCGTGTCCCAGGATTCCTTGCTGACCGTCTGCGCTTCCTCGACCCAGCAGACGTCCGCGCCCTCGTAGCTCTTGATGCTCGCGATGTTGTGCCGCAAGCCCTCGAAGCCGAACGTGGTGCCGTTCGCGCCCACGATGCGCGTGCGCTGGATCTCGTAATGCCCTTCCAGCCCCATCACGCGGATCTGGTCGGACAGCAGCGCGTGAACCGAGTCTTGAATGCTGTTCTGGAACTCGCGGGCGCACAGGATGCGCAGCGGGCGTTCGGCGCCCAAGATCAACAGCGCGCGGGCGAAGGACCACGACTTCGCCGATCCCCGTCCGCCATAGGCGACTTTGTATCGCGCGGGCTTGAACAGGAACTTAAGTTTCGCCGGGAACTCGGCCTGCATCGCGGAAGATCACTTCAAGCCGCGCCTTGATCGGGCCGCCGTCCACGCCGCCCATTTCAACGGACTGCACAGCCTTGCCGTCCAGTCGGTCGCCGATCTCGCGAATTGCCGCCACGTCGCCTTCGGTGGCCTTCGTCACCAGCGCGTCGGCAATCGCCCGCAGGTTTTTTGCGTCCTCGGCCAGCAACGCCCGGCGCAGCGTGTCGCGCCAGATTCGGCCGTTGCGAGCGTTCTGATTGCCAGCAGGTGCGCCAGCCATTGTTCTACAACCTAAGTAATTGACTCGCCGGTCAGTAAGGCTTCTTGCCGCCCTTGCCCTTGCCGCCCTTCTTCTTGCCCTTCACATCGCCCTCGCACAGCGGCCGAGTTTCTGACAGCGCGCCGGGTTAGGGCAGCTTTTACAGACCGCCATTGAAGGCGCGGGCGGCGGGGCTTTGCGCTTTGGCGCGGGCTTGCGGGCATTTGGCATAGCGCGTCCAAAAAGAAACGGCCCGCAGGCAGCGAGCCGTAACCCATGATTCACAACGAGGGGGAGTCTGCACACGGTCACTGCGGGGACAATGACCCGGACCAATTATCACGCGGGCCTGCCATAAATGCCACGCCTAAATGTCGGCTATTCGACGCCCCGTGCGTGAAGCGTGATCTTCAGCAACCCGCGTGCGCGCTCGTAAATCTCATAGACGCTCTCGTAGCGTTTCCAGCGCATTGGGCCGATCACGACAGCGTTGACGGCTGCGCGCTCGAGTGCAGGCAGCGAGTCGACTGCGGCATCGACCGCGAGCGCCATCGTGTCGTCAAGCGTCGCCACCATTGAGTCGAAGTCGCCGGGCGGTCGCCAGCGGATGCCGGACGCGCAGGACGGGTAGCCGAGTTCGGCGCGGTAATCGGACTCACGCATCCAGTCGCGCCACGTCTCGATTAAGAAGTCTAGTCGCTTGTCGTCCATTCCTCGGGCTCCTTTGACACCGACCGAACCTGTCGGCGGTTTGCGAGCACTACCTCGCCGCCGACGTCAACGGCAACGATGTGACGATGGGATTTCACGACGATGCCCGGCGTCAGCGTCGGCTGCATGTCGGCCGGCGGCCTTCCGCGCGTTCCAAACCGCCGGATGACTACGGCGTCACCGCGTTTCACCGCTGCGCCCCCGTCAGCCTGTCGATCAGCACCTCCAGCCGCAGCGCATCCGCCCGCGCCATCGACAGCCGCACGTCTTCCAGTTCGCGCCACAGCAGCGCGCGCAAGTCGTGGGCCGGCGGGTCGATGTCGTGCCGGTCGCTCGTCAGTTCGCGGATGAGCCGCTCTAGGCGGTGCGCGACTGCGTCGGTCACGACACGTCTTCCACGCGCAGCACCCACCGACCTGCTGCGTTCTTGCGCCACCCGTGGACTTCCACGCGCCAGCCTGCAGCTCGCACCGCTCCGACCAGCTCGTGCTCCGCGATCTTGGCGACGCGCGCCGAGACGTTGCTACCGCTGGTGGCCTGCACGCCGAGCGTCTCGCCATCCCGCAGCGCCAGGATGTCGATGAAGCCGAACAAGTCCTGCCGGATGCGCGCGTGCGAGTTCCACCGCTCCACGACGGCCGCCGTGTAGCCCTGCTCGCGAAGGTGCGCTAGGCTTCGCTGCGTCGGGCTGCTCATTGCACCCTCGCCACCGGCCGCGGCGACTGCTGCTCGCTCGGCACCGGCCGCCAGCCCGACGGCCACTGCCGCCCGTCCTGGTCGGTCAGCACGATCAGCACGCCGACCATGCCGCCGGCCAGCGCTGCGGCGATCGCCGCCTCCAGCATCCGCACGACTTGCTCGGTGTCGTGTGCGCTCATTGCTCAATCCCCCGTTTCTGCAGCGCGTCCCAAATTGCCCGCGCGCGTACGCGGACTGCGGCGACATCCTCGGGCGACAGTTTGGCGGTCGCTTTGTCGAACTCGTCTTTCAAGTCCTTCCGCAGCGACAGCGCGATCGAGCGCGCCTTGCAGCACAGCCGGCCGTAGACGATGACGCCGATGAACCACGGATCGCGCTCGGCGCGGATGCAGTCGGGGCACAAAATCACGCCGCGCTTCCCGCAAGGATCTGATCGACCGCGCGCACCTTGTCCTCGCGCGACCCGCCGCTGCGGATAACCGCGTTAAGCCGGTTCGTCAGCTTGAGCACGGCGGTTTGCATGACCAGCTCTTCGAGCACGTACTTTGCGTCGAGCGCGGCAACGGACTTGCAGAGCGGCAGCACGTTGAGTCCGAGCCGCTGGTCGATGAGCACCTTTATGCCGTAGCTGCCGACGAGGCCGTGGAGCTCGTCGTACTGCTTGCGCTGTTTCGCCGGGAGGTGTCCGCCGCCCATGCCCATCTCAAGCCAGCCGCGCCCACCGAGCGGCATCGGCGTCGTGTTGATGATCGTAAAAGCCTCGTCCCGGTCGAGGTCGCAGACGATGCACTCGATCGTCTTGTGGCCGAGCGTGCGGCACGCAGCAAGTCGCCGGTTTCCGTCGATCACGTCGCGGTCTGCGGTAATCAGGATCGGATACAACAGCCCGTGCTTCTTGATCGCCTCGATCGCCTGCAGCAGCCTCGGACCCTCCTGTGTGCGATATGCCGGGTTGTACGGCGTATGCCGTACCGTGTGGATCGGCACGATCAAAATCCGCCGCTCGGACACCTCGGCGTCGAACACGATCTGCTGCGTCTTGGTTTCGTTGGTCACGCTGCGCTCCTTTGGGCGTCCTCGGCCGTGCCGTCCGTCGCCATGCGCACCGCGTCCCGGTTGCGCCTGAACGTCGCGCACGCGGCGCACAGCGTCTCGGCGCGCACCAGGCCCGTCCAGCATGTGCACGCAGGCGGCGGCGGTGGCGGCTCGTCGTCCTCGCCGGGCACGCGGCTAGCGGCGCCCCTACGGCGGCCCAGCGTCGCCCGCAGCGCGTCCATGTGCTCGCGGCCACGGGCGATGTCCTCGGCGGTGCGGCGCGGCACGGGCAGCGCGCGGACGCTGCGCCCCGGCCGCTGCGCAAACCGCTGGCACCGATCGGCGAACTCGCCCGACGACGGCGGCCAGGTCGTCGGCTCGGCGGCGAGCTCGTCGAGCGCCGCACCGACCGACTGCAGGTCGTAGCTGCCGCGAACCGGCGACCAGACCGCAGCCCCGATAGCCGCGCCCCACACCGCCCGACGCTCGTCCGCCGGCACGTCGCCCCATGCGGCCGTCATGCGCTGCGCGCCGAAGATCGCCAGCATCCGCTCGAACACGCGGTCAACCGTGGCTGGCGGCAAGGCGGGGCGCGGCGGTTTCGGTTGCGTCGACATCGATCGTCCTCGGGTCGTTTGTCGGTCGTTCGGTACGGTGTGCGGTGATGCTCGCCACGAAGGCGCGGCGGTCGTCAGCAGCGGTGCGCGTGCCCGGTGGGCCAGCGCCGCGTGCGGTCGGTTGCCAGTCCCATGCCGCGTTAAAGCCGGTCCACGACCGTTCCGCGCTGATCCGCACCGCCTCGGCGAGCGAGATGCCGGCCTTCGCCGCCTCGCGGCGCATCCCGTCCATGACGGACTCGGTCAAGGCAACGGCACGCTTAGCCTTTCGAGCCGCCAGCCAATCGCGCCAGTGCTGCGGGTTCACCTCCGGCGGGCACGCGAGCGCGTTCTCTCTCTTTCTCTGTTCCTTGCTCTGTTCACCTCTTATGCGTGTAGCGGGCGCCGCTAGGGTTTTAGTAGTGGATTCCGCTACCGTTGCGGATTCCGCTACCGTTGCGGCCGCCGCTACCGTTTGTGGATAACTACCGATAGCGGATTCCGCTACCGTTTCCGGGACCGTGATGCGGTACTCGCACGACTTGCTGCGCCCGCCCTCGCCTTCCTTGACAAGCCACCCGAGCGACACCAATTCGGTCGTCGTCTTGCTGACATTGGCGACGTGCATACCGGCCCGCTCCGCGATCTGCTCGCGGCTAGGCCACACGGTGTCGGTGTTCTTGCGGCGGAACGACAGCAGTGCCACCAACACGCGGACGTGCCAGAGAGTGAGCCGGCGGTCCTGCACGACCTCAATCGGC